AACAACGCAATTGCATATAGTAATGCAATTCTTATAGATTAAATATGATAATAAAATTTTCATCTCAAGACATTAAAAAATGCCAAGATTTCGCTAATAAAATAGATACTGGATTTTATTCAACGAGAGGTCAATTTAATAATGAAAAAAGAACCCAAGATCAGATAATCGGCAAACTTGCTGAAATAGTAGTTTTTTCTTATTTTAAAGAAAAAGGAATTGAAACTACCCCACCAGATTTCAATATTTATAAAAAATCTAAAAAATCTTGGGATCACGATATTACAAATCAAGAACTTAATTTACATATTAAATCACAAAGTGTCGAGCAAGCAAAAAAATATGGCACTTCTTTTGTTTTTGAAAAGACAGATAAAAAAATATTCAAAGAATATTCAGATAAAGATTATGTATGTTTTGTATCAGTTGATTTAACTAATCAATCAGCAGAAATTAAATCAATTCTTAAATTAGAAGATTTACATAAAAATAATTTATTTAAGCCAATGAAATTAGCACACTTAACAAGTAAATCGGCAATATATTTTGATGATGTTAAATTGGTATTTAAAGATAATTTGTTAGCAAAATGAAATCACTGTTTCGTTATCCTGGTGGGAAAAATAAACTACTACCACAAATTATGCCATTCATTGAAAATTCCTTAAAAGATAAAATTGGTTTTTGTGATGCGTTTGTTGGTGGAGGATCGGTACTACTTGAAGTAGCAGAAAAATATCCAAATATACCTCTTTACGCAAATGATAAAGATAGTTTTGTATTTTCTTTTTGGAAACTTGTTGCAAGCAATGATTGGTCGGATTTAGACGAATTAAAAAATCTAATTCAACTTAAACCTACTATTGATTTATTTTATGAATTAAGAGAAACAGAAGCTAACAGTATAGCTGAATTTGCATATCGAGCTGTGTTTTTTAATAGAACAAGTTTTAGTGGAGATATGCGCCGCGGAGCTTCTCCGATAGGTGGAAAAAATCAAAAATCTAAATATACAGTTGATTGTAGATATAACGCTAAAAAATTAATATCAAAAATTGATGAAATACATAAATTGCTCGCAAATAGAACTGTAGTGAGTAATGAAGATATTAATGAATATAATGTATTAGATAAAAAAAATATCTCTGTCTATTTAGATCCTCCCTATTTTAAAAAGGGGAAAATGTTATATCAAGAATATATGAAAGATAAAGAACATTTAGATTTATCTAATTGGTTAAAAACAAAAAATAACTGGATATTATCTTATGATAATTGTGAAGAAATTAGAGAATTATATAACTGGGCAAATATTCAACTTATAGATGCCTCTTATTGTATTAAAGGTAGTAAAACTAATTGGAATAAAACTAAAGAAGTACTTATACTGCCAAATTAAAATGTCAGTGGAAGAGGGTTAAATGCAGTGTGTTATATTGGCTGGTGGAATGGGAACTCGTATGTCTGCTATGTTTCCCAATATACATAAATGTTTAATACCTATAAACGATATTCCGTTTATTGATTATCAATTAAAATATTTATCTAATAGCGGAATAACTAGCATCGTACTATCTGTAGGACATTTAGCCGATCAAGTTAAAAACTATGTGCAAGATGGTTCTAAATGGAATCTGCATATAGAATATATTGAAGATGGTGACGTACTTCTTGGCACCGGCGGCGCTCTCCGCAAAGCGTATGACGCAAGTGTGCTTGAAGAAGCGTTTCTTATTACATACGGAGATTCGTTTTTGCCCATACATTTTGAATGGATCTTCGAATATTTCAAACAAAAATCTTTATCAGCATTAATGACAGTTTATCATAATGAAAATAAATTAGACAGTAGTAATGCTATATATGAAAATGATTTAGTATTTTATGATAAACAAAAAAACTCAAAACCTAAATCAGAATTTAACTATATTGATTACGGATTATCTATATTAGATAGAAATATTGTTAAAGATTATATTCCAATAAATCAAAAATATGATTTATCCACATTATTTCATCAGTTAAGTGTTGAAAATAAATTGTCTGGATATAAAATAGATGAGAGATTTTTTGAAATAGGCTCACCCGAAGGATTACAAGATTTTACCGATTGGATTAATAAATGAAGTTAGCAATATTAGATCGTGATGGTATTTTAAATAAATTATTATATGATCCTGTTACAAATATTCCTGATAGTCCAATGACTATAGAAGAAATAGAAGTTTTTCCTTGGGTCGCATCCTGCTTAAAAGAATTAAATAATTTAGGTTATTCAATAGCCCTTGCAACTAATCAACCTGCTGCATCCAAACAAAAAACCACAAAAGAAAATATATATAAAATACATAATTATATTTTAGATGTAGCGAAAGAAAATGGGGCAGTTATCGGAAGTAGTCATATTTGTTTTCATAAGTCAGAAGACAAATGTAAATGTCGCAAACCTTTAGTAGGTATGTTAGAACAAGCTTGGGTTAATATATTTGATAAATCTAAAAGTTGGATGATTGGCGATCTTCATACGGATGTAATGGCTGGCAATACATTTGGGTTAAATACAGCTTTAATAAATTCTTCGGATCCAAAAAGTATGAAAATTTTAGAAGAACAAAATATAGTTCCCACTTTTATAGGAAAAGATTTAAGAGATTTCGTAGATATGTTAAAGGATAAAAATGATTAAAGATTTGAAAATTAAAATATTTGCTGATGGAGCAGATAAAAAATCATTACTTGAATTGGCTGAAAAAGATTGGGTTGCTGGATTTACCACTAACCCTACGCTAATGAAAAAAGCAGGCATTACAGATTATAAAGCTTTTGCATTAGAAATACTTGCAGAAATTAAAGATCGACCAATTTCATTTGAAGTTTTTTCAGATGATTTTAATGAAATGAAACGACAAGCATTAGATATCGCCTCTTGGGGATCTAATGTTTATGTTAAAATTCCTATTACAAATACCAAAGGTGAATCATCAATTCCTTTAGTACAAGAATTGTCTCACGCCGGCGTGAAGCTTAATGTAACGGCTTTATTTACATTAGAACAAACCTTACAAGCCGCGCAGGCTTTGAAAGGTGGCGCGCCGAGCGTTATATCAATATTTGCCGGACGTATTGCAGATACGGGTCGAAACCCAACCCCTATTATGGAAGCTGCATTAGCAATTTGTACCGCAGCTGATTCTAATATAGAATTACTTTGGGCGAGCCCACGAGAACTTTATAATATTATTGAAGCAGATAAAGCCGGTTGTCATATCATTACCGTATCTCACGACGTGCTGGCAAAACTCGGCTCATTAGGAAAAGATTTAAATGAATTCAGTTTAGAAACAGTTCAAATGTTTTTTAATGATGCAACGAAAGCAGGATTTACATTATGACATTTTCAGATGAATATTTAAAAGAATCAATAAAAATTCTTTCGTTAATTAACCAAGATGATATCGAACAGGTTGCAATTAAATTAGCAAAAGTTAGAGATCGTGGGGGAAGATTATTCATACTTGGAGTTGGGGGTTCGGCTGGCACCGCATCACACGCTGTAAATGATTTTAGAAAAATTTGTTGTTTTGAAACATATACTCCTACAGATAACGTAAGCGAACTTACCGCGAGAGTAAATGATGATGGGTGGGATACATCTTATTCAGCTTGGTTAGAAGGTTCAAAATTAAATGTTAATGATGGAGTATTAGTTCTTTCCGTCGGTGGCGGTAGTCAAGCAAAAAATGTTTCTATGAATTTAGTTAAATCATTAGAACTCGCAAAAACAATGCAAGCAACAATTGTTGGTGTAATTGGTAAAGATGGAGGATATACGAAACAAGTTGCAAATGCTTGTGTTATTATTCCTCCTGTATTTTCTGATAGAATTACCCCACACACAGAAGGTTTAGCATCAGTAATTCTTCATTTATTGGTTAGTCATCCGGCGCTTAAAGTTACTGCCACCAAGTGGGAAAGCACTAAATAATGAAACATAATAAATGGTTTATTGTGGGTGGAGCAGGATTTATTGGCAGCCATTTTGTTGATGCTTTATTGCTAAATAAGCAAACAGAACAAGTAACCATTTATGATAATTTTTCATCCGGCAGAGAATGGCATTATGAACATCATTTGAAAGATGCAAGATTAAATATTATTAATGCTAATGTAGAGCAAACGCCATATCTGGCTGATGTGATGAAAGGACACGATGCGGTCATTCATTTAGCATCTAATCCTGATATCGCAAAAGCTGCAACAGAGCCAGATATAGATTTTTGGCAAGGTACTGTTTTAACCAATAGTGTTGTTGAAGCGATGCGTCGTTCAGGTGTTAATAGATTATTATATGCTTCTGGTAGCGGCGTATATGGAGATATTGGTGAAGAAGAAGCCCAAGAAGATCGTGGACCACTATTACCAGTATCAACTTATGGAGCTAGTAAATTAGCCGGTGAAGTACTAATTAATTCTTATTGCTATATGTTTGGATTAACAGCTTGTATGTTTCGTTTTGGTAATGTAGTAGGTCCAAGGCAAACTCACGGAGTAGGATTTGATTTTGCTAAAAAATTAGTAAATGATCCATCTCAATTAACTATTATGGGAAATGGAACTCAAAGTAAATCTTATATTCACATTTATGATATAATTAGAGCTGTTTTATTAGCAAATAAAAAATTAAAAAAAGGCTGTCAAGTATATAATGTAGCAACAGGTGATTATATTAATGTACAAGAAATTTCTAATCTTGTAACAGAATGTATGAAATTAAATGATGTAAAAATTACATATTTAGGTGGAGATCGAGGTTGGAAGGGAGATGTTCCTATTGTAAGATTAAATACAGATCGTATTAAAGAATTAGAATGGAAATGCGAATTATCAACAAGAGAAGCTTTAAAAGCATCAATTTTATCTATGCTTCCAGATATTAAAAATGGAAAAATATAATGTTTATAAGTCGTAGTCCATTAAGAATTAGTCTTGGTGGCGGCGGAACAGATTTGTTTAGCTATTATGGACAACACGAAGGATTTTTAATAGCCGCAGCTATTGATCAATATGTATATACAACTATCCATAATACTACAACTAATGAATTGGTAATACGTTATTCGCAAATTGAAAAAGTAAAAAATATCAAAGACATTCATCATCCTATTGTGCGGGAGGCTTTATTATTAACTGGAATTACAGATACAAATATCGAAATCACAAGTATGGCAAACTTACCATCTGGGACCGGACTTGGATCATCAGGAAGTTTTACAACCGCTTTATTAAAAGCTTTATTTAGATTTAAAAATAAATCTATTTCTCAACATCAATTAGCTGAAATGGCGTGTCATATAGAAATAGATTTATTAAAAGAACCTATAGGAAAACAAGATCAATTTATCGCAGCATATGGCGGTTTAACTTCTTTTGAATTTAAAAAAGATGGACAAGTAATTGCCAAACCATTAAATATATCACAAAATACTATTAATCAATTACAGGAAAATTTAGTGATGGTTGCTACTGGATTTCATAGAGCAGCTTCTAAAGTGCTTACAGAACAAGATGAAAAAAGCAAAGCACTTGATCCAGATATGATTAATAATTTACATTATGTTAAAGAAATGGGCTATAGAAGCCTTGAAGCTTTAGAAAATGAAGATTTAATAACATTAGGTAAAATTTTCGATGAACATTGGCAACATAAAAAGAAACGTTCTGCCGCTATGAGTAATTCTAATATTGATGCTTGGTACGAGTTGGCAATGAATAACGGCGCAACTGGCGGCAAATTAATTGGTGCCGGCGGCGGCGGATTTTTATTATTTTATACTGAAGATAAAAAACAATTATTATCTGTATTAAGAAGTGCCGGATTGCGAGATATTAAAATTAAATTTGATTATGAAGGAACTAAAATATTATGACAAAAATAGCAGTTACCGGATGTGCAGGATTTATAGGATCTTGGATTTGTGATAAAGCTTTAACTGCTGGTTATGAAGTTATTGGAATAGATAATCTTACTAGTGGTGTTAATTTTACGCCAGCCAAAGTGGAGTTTCATAAAATAGATATAAATGATAATATTAAAGACTTATTATCAAATGTTGATGCCGTAATACATACAGCAGCATACGCTGAATTGCGTCATAATTGGGAAAGTAAGACAGAAAGAGATCGTTTATTTCTTAATAATGAAATAGGAACTAGAAGCGTTTTAGAACAAATGCCAGCGGTTCCTATTATATTTTTATCAACAGCGGCGATTTATGGATCCCGTTCTAATAGCGCTGATGCAAAGAAATTTAATTATGCATTAATAGAATCGGATGCCGATCCTAGTGCTGTAGAATCTCCGTATGCTGCTTCTAAATTGGCTTGCGAAGCATACCTTGCCGCTTGGTCATTTAAAAGAAAAACCCCCTGGTATGCATTGAGGTTAGTTAATCAGATTGGCGCAAGAACACATCGTGGAGTTATAGTTGATTTTT